AATTTGAATTCCCCGAATTCCGTGGCGCATTCGCAAACAGAAGTGACATCGGTAATTTCTTTAGAAACTTCGGCAACCTGCTCCCAGCAGAGTTCCGAGGTCAATCAGAACAATTCTTGGATTCTTTGGATGAAGATGATGAACTGCCAGCAAACCCAAGCCTTTGTGCTTCACCGGAGCAAATAGAAGAGTTTTGCTCTTTGAGGTCACAGATTCTTGATGGAAGAGCATCACCAGAACAGATTGCTCAACTATGTCGCCCCGGAGCAGAATTTGGAGACATTGCTGACATTATCCAGCAAGGAATCCCCAACACACTCTTAGACGCATTACCGCCGATTGTTTCAGATCCTGGCTGTAGTAATGGGCTGTTCCCTTATGAGACGGAAGAACAGGTCGCCGTTACAGCAAAAGCGCTAGGCGCTGGAATGGATCAATTGAAGGTTGCCTTCTCTTACGACATGCTTGGCAACGGACCCGGCGAGAGAAATTACGGCTTAATGAATATGGTTCTATCCGACACACTCGGCAGACCCTACACAGCCCACCAGCGAAAGGTCTTCAACGATCCAGGCAAGCAGCAGTATGTTGATTTTCATGTTTTTGGCGCAGTAGACTTCGCAGTCGAGGGCGACGCGGAAGATAGCGTTACTGACAATTACGCCGCACCATTTAGGCAAAAAGGCGCCTATCCGGTCTACATCGCGGAGTGGATGACAGAGCCGGGTAATGGTCAACTTACAACATCCCCTGCTATTAATAACAACATCGAGAGAGATCAAAGAACAGTCAAGTCGTTTGAAGATCTAAAGATAAAGAAGCGCTCAACCCCACTTGAACTGCCTGATTACGGCTACAGAGTGAATTATGAAGTAGACTATGAGAACGAGCAGGTTACCTTTGTCGAGAAGCAAAGGAAGGCAGATCCAGACATTAAGGTCGCCTTCAAGAGTAATGTAGATGAGGACGATTTCTTTGGCTATGGTCTAGAAATAGGTCTCTATGTCGCAGACCTTAATAACCAAAGAAACGTTCCTGCTGACAACGCAAGATTAAAGATAACAGAAAAATTTACTGTCAAGGGAGAGGGCTTTGACGACTCAGAATTTGATCAAGTTACATATGAATTCTTGGCGAAAGATAACACGCTTGATGTAGTTTCAGGTGACACCTTAAACGAATATCCAAGATTCTTGCAATCGCTAGACACGATTGGGGCTACATCCCCACCTATAGTGTTGATGTCAGAGATGATGGGAGTTTCTAACGCAGCAGCGACATCTTACTGGAACAGCACAACAAAAGCACTCTACGACCAGATGCTCTCAACTATTATGTCTAAAGATAACAAAGCGTTCAACTACGGCGCCGAGTTCGATGACCTAAAGGAATCTGACGCAGACTATCTCTATCCGGGCGAAGATGTGCTCTACTCAGAACGAGAGATAGAAGACGAAGACGGCAGAAGAAGAAAAATAAACAACAAAGATGCTATCCTTGGTCAAAGCAGGGATCAGCTACGAAATGGCGATAAAGCCAGAGTCATCTATCTTGACCCTGCGAACTACGGTGGAACTTACTTAAACCCCCCTGTCTATGTCCGCCCCACAAAGAACACTGGCTGGATCGGTCTCGTAGACACTGTGTTCCCAGAACTCAGTCCCTGTAAACCACAGAGAACAGAGGTTATAGACTTTAGCGAAATAGAATCAGAGATGATGAAGTCTTATTCTGGATTGTCTGAAGATGAGAGACTATCGGGTGATCCCGATTGTGTAACGGAAGTCCCCTACAACAGAATCCTAAGTCGCACAGGTAAAACCGGCATCCAATCAGTTATTAGCGCCGCTTGTAGGATTCATTCGGTTCTACACTTCATTAAGTCAATCGCTACATTCTCTAAGTTTAAGCCAGATTTTGATAACAACTTCAGCGATCTTTATGCATCGTTCATAGTAGAAGAGATGGAGAACGGATTCAAAGACGCCCAACAAAACGAGTTCTTCGAGTTGTTTAATCCTTTCAAAGATGAGGAGTTCTGGTATGCATTCTTGGAGCAGTCGGTTCAGACCTATGGAAGACTACTAGATGAGGGTGAGATTATTGCTCCTCCCGAAGATGTTATCCAGGCTTTGATTAGGCTCAATAACATTCAAGAGCGCTACAACTACCCAGATCGCAAAGACTTGAGAGAAGCAAAGAAGAACGACGAAGTAACAATCTTTAAGACACTCAAGAACTACCGTAACGAAGACGCTCTGGGAATTGTCAAGGAAACCGAAGACATCGCCAAGATGGTTCTCAAAGAGTTCGTCAAGAAAGAACTATCAGAGGTTGCGAATTCTTTTGAAATCTCAATGAAAAGAAATGATTTTATTGATGATTCTTACGCGACCAACATTTACTACTACATTCTCCACGGCGCCAGCGGCTTAACCGCTGGCAGCCAACTAAATTTGCTTGGAGAACTAAAAGAGGGTGTCGCTGATTCAAGCGAAGTGCTACAGAGAAACTACACCAATGGCGATGAGATGGCGCTTGAAGACGGCACCCCTTACATTGGCTACTACCACACAATGAGTGAAGGAGGGACTCAATCGTTTATGACCGGGGAGAGACACTCTGAGGATTCTCAAGACTTGACTTTGTTTGCTAAAAACATAATTGTTAAGGCAGGAAGTGAGGGAATAGGTGAAGTAGAAACAATTAGACCTAGAGGCTCACAGCCATTTGGCATTCGTGCTTACCTAAAAACGCCCACGGGAGATGTGGATCCCTTTAACATCCCGTCAGCAATAACCTCACAAGAGGGGAATGTTTCTGATGTTTATCCCGGCACCCTATCGCTTGTTTACGCTGGACAAATGACAAGAGACGACGACATCGTTGCTCTCTCTGAAGAGGCTGCCGGTCGTCCAGTCGTCGGGCTTCAGGGCGAACTTGGGCTTCGTTATGGTCTTGAGTTCTACGCAAATGTTGGCGGCGGAATGAGGACGGTTACAAAGGTGGAAATAGATGTTCTTGATCTGCCGTTATCCAAGTTACAGCCGCTTGAGCCGAGCAGCAAAGAAATGCTTTGCCTAATCAACAACTTGCTGGATGATGACAAGTTTAAATTGTTTATGCGTTACTGCCTGCCTTCATCTAAGCTCTTGTCAACAATCGCCATCTACAATGATTTAGCCTTCTTACCGTCTATTGGCGAGAATGTTGTTCCCGGCGCAAGAAAGAATAGCAGACCCGATGAGAAGCCGGGTAGAAAAGCAGTGCCAAATGATGAGGGCACGTCGCTTGTGTTTGAGCCTACTGACCCTGGAAACCCCGGCTGGTATCCCAAGAAAGAGCGACGCGCCTTCACACCATTTGTTTTGACTTGGGATGAGTGGGATCAGACAACAATGAGAAGAACTAACTCACAACTCAAGAAGATGTTCAAGGAGTTTTACAACTCCCGCGAGTTCGGCTCTACCGAAGAGGAAGACAGCGGGATTGTGGCGACAAACTTAAAGACTTTAAGGGAAAGGTTCAGGCTAGCCCCAGGCAAGAGAATCCTTCCTTGGTGGAAACGACGCTATTTGAGAAGCAATCCGTTCAACGCGGACGAACAACTATGTGAAAATAACGACGAATAACTAAATAGTAATAGAAATTGGAGGGAAATAGGTGGCTTCATACGCAGTTAATTTACCGCTCACACAAGATACAGCCGATGGTTACACAATGATCAAAAGGCTAAAGGCTCTTGTAAAGCAAAATATGAAAATGTTGATCTTGACCAACCCTGGCGAAAGAGTAATGGAACCAGAATATGGTGTAGGAATAAAACAGTTCTTGTTCGAGAACTTTCAGTCTGATGTCTATGAGAGAATAGACAACAAAATAAGAGAGCAAGTAGCTCGTTATATGCCTGCTGTTCAAATTAGAAAGCTTCAGTTTGCCGGCTCCGATCCAGACACCAACACATTAGGGCTTTACTTGGAGTATTCTATCCCACAAATCGCAACAAGTGATTTGCTGGAAATCACTATTTAGTGTGAGGAACATTTATGACTAATAAGAAGAAAGTAGCAATAAACTACACCAATCGTGATTATGAATCAATTAGAGACGATCTAACGCAGATAGCAGAGCGTTTCTATCCAGACACCTTTCAAGATTTTAGTGAAGGTTCATTCGGCGCGATGATGCTTGATGCTGTCGCCTATGTTGGTGACCAACTTTCCTTTTATCTTGATTACAACATCAACGAAACATTCTTAGACACTGCCTACCAATACGGCAATGTGGTTCGTCAAGGGCGCATTCTTGGCTACAAGAACACTGGTAGGGCATCTACCTATGGAAAAGTTGCTATCTATGTGTTAGTCCCCGCCTCGTCTACAGGCTTGGGACCAGACACCTCCTACATTCCGACACTAAAGAGAGGCACGCGCTTTACTTCGCAGAACGGCTTGAGTTTTGTTCTGACCGAAAGCATTGACTTCACCGATCCAAAGAACCCGGTCGTGGCTGCGAGAACAGACACAACAACTGGCGCTCCAACCTATTATGCCATTAAGTCTTATGGTGATGTGGTGTCTGGCTTTTTTGGTGTAGAACAAGTTACTATAGGGGCGTTTCAAAGGTTCAACAGAATAAAGCTTTCAAATGCCAACATTTCAGAGATTGTCAGCGTTACAGATTCAGATGGAAACGAATACTTTGAGGTTGATTACCTCGCACAAGACATCATCTACAAAGAACTCACAAACAAAAATTACAAGAGTGACAATGTTCCCTCTATCTTGAAGCCCTTGCTTGTAAGCAGGAAGTTCCAAACGGTTTACGAGCCTGAAGGTGTGTTTCTTCAATTTGGCTCTGGAGAAGACGGCGCTACGGATGTCGTGGCAGAGCCACAAAATGTAGCGATGAACATCTTCGGCAAAACCTATGTCACAGACACTGCTTTTGATCCAAGCAGATTAACAAATAACAGAAGTTTCGGGATCGTCCCAGCCAACACTACCCTTACAATTGCTTTCCGCCAAACTAATCCGACCAACTCTAATGTTGGTGCCGGTGGGCTAAACCAAGTCTCTAGCGTGTTGATGGATTTTGAAGATCTATCAACCCTTGCCTCAAGTGAAGTGTCTTTTGTTCGCAACTCTGTTGAGGTTTCCAACGAAGAACCTATTCTTGGAAATGTCTCAAACCCGACAACTGCTGAAATTAAGCAGAGAATCTACGACACATTCCCGACACAGAACAGAGCAGTGACCCAAAAGGATTACGAAAGCCTGACTTACAGAATGCCGCGCAAGTTTGGTTCTATAAAGCGATGCTCAATCCAGAAGGATCCAGATTCACAGAAAAGAAACCTAAATGCCTATGTGATCTCAGAGAACACTCTTGGCAAACTTGTTGCGACAAACAGCACCATCAAGAAAAACCTCAAGGTCTGGCTAAACAACTACAGGATGATTAACGACACTATCGACATCCTCGATCCCTTCATCATTAATTTTGGAATCAATTTCGTAGTCAAGCCGGATAGCTCTGCTAACAAGTTTGATGTTCTTGATAAATGTGTCGAGAGACTGGCAAACAAATACAGAGACCCGATGTTCATTGGAGAAAGGCTTTCTATCTCCGAGATCTTCTCTGAGTTAAATAAAGTCAAGGGAGTCTTAGATGTGGTAAAAGTCAAAATTACCAACAAGAGCACCTCGAACTACTCCAGTGTAGTGTTCCCGGTTCAAGAAAACCTAGCACCAGACGGCGATTATCTCTTGACACCACAAAACGCAATTCTAGAACTTAAGTTTCCAGAAGTAGACATTAAAGGTAAGCTAAGATAATGGCAATTAAAAGATACAAAGCAGATGCCGATAACACTATCGCCAATGCTTACAAATCAAATTTAAGAACTCGTGCTACTGGCTCAAATACAGGACAAGCGGACGTAAGCGAAGTTTATTCAATTTACGCCCGCCAATCAACATCTTCAGCAGAATTGTCAAGAATCTTAACACAATTTGACGTTTCATCTATTTCTCTTGACAGAGCCGCCGGTTTAATCCCAGCCAGCGGCAGTTTAAGTTTCTATTTACGCTTGTTCAACGCAGAAACAAGCAAGACAGTCCCGAAAAACTTCATCATAGTTGCAGAAGCAATTTCTGCCCCTTGGACAGAGGGCGACGGTCTAGACTTGGAAAACTATAAAGATAGCGGAGTCTCTAATTGGATTTCTGCTTCCCAAGGTGTCGCTTGGTCAGCAGAGGGCGGCGATTACCATTCTACCCCCATCTACACTCAGCAATTTTCAACTGGCTTGGAGGATTTAGAATTAGAAATAACCAGCCTCGTAGAAGAGTGGCTCGCAGAGGTGAAACCAAATTATGGAATAGGTCTTAGACTTACCTCATCGCAAGAAACAGCCACGACCTCTTACTACACTAAAAGATTTTTCGCGAGAGGAACCCAATACTTTTTTAAAAAGCCGGTAATTGAGGCTCGCTGGAATTCTTCTTTACAGGATGATAGAGGTGACTTCTATATGTCATCCTCTCTTGCCCCTGCCGCCGATAACCTTAACACATTATATCTTTACAACTATGTTCGCGGACAACTCACCAACATTCCAGCAATCGGAACTGGTGAAATCTATGTCGATCTTTACGAGACACTGGGCGCGACTGCTCTTACACAAGTTCCTGAGACCCCCGCGACTGGCGGCTATGTTTCCCCAGGTGTCTATTCTTGCTCTGTTGGGTTGACCGGCACTTATACTACTCTCCATGATGTCTGGCATTCAGCAAGCGTAGAATACTTTACAGGAACAATTTCTCCTAAGAGTTTTGGTGGCTCTGGCGCCTCAACCGGTAATAGTCGCCATGTGACAAGCATTAAAAATCTAAGAGATAGGTATTTCTCCGAAGAAGAAGCTCGCTTCAATGTTTATGTGAGAGGCAAAAACTGGTCCCCAACTATTTACACAGTAGCGTCAAGCGAAATAGAAAACACTATTATTCCTAGCGCATCGTTTAGAGTTTATAGGGTTTTGGATGGACTTAATGTTATACCACACGGCACCGGATCAGACTTACAAACAATTCTCTCCTACGATGTTTCAGGAAACTATTTCAATCTCGACATGTCGCTCCTCGAATCAGGATACGAATACGGCATCAAACTCGCATTCTATGATTCTCAGCGTCAGTCTTGGCTTGAACAAGATCAAAAGTTCCTATTCAGAGTAGAAGATTATGAGTATTAAAGACCTATTCGGCAAATCAACCAGCTATGTTTCCCAGACGGATCAGAAAGACGCATTTTCTGACGCTGAGTCATCAAGAAATGTAAAACAGATTGTCGAGAAGCAAAACTCGTTTGAGCCACAGATAAATTATTCTGATCCTCAAACATTCGCAAAATACGGATCAGCAGAAAGGTATTACGAATCTGCCATTGACCGTGTTTTAAACTTCTACCCCTACGACGGATCAGACGCAGAATACAACGAGTTCTATAATGGCTCTTTGGACATAGAGAAGTACATCTTCAACAACACTTACCCGCGCACCAACGGCTATGTGAACTTCGCCAGTTCCTCCATCTCTTTGAAGGGTGGCCCCCACACTATTTCTTCGACCACGACAAAGGGTCTGTTTAAAGACCCAGAATCTTCACAACGTGAGACAGCAAATATTTATGATGAAGACATTTACACAACTGCTGGTCTACCATCTGATTACGGAAAAGGAACGAGAGAATCAAACTTAAAATGCGACTTTTCCACAGGCGTCACTGTTGAGTTTTGGCTAAAAAGCGACGAATTGGCAGAGAACACTAAGCAGACCCTGTTTCACTTGACCAACTCAGTTGGTGCAAATGATTTAACTATTTATCTCTCGGGCACAGCAGGGTCGCCTTTTAGACTAAACTACAATTCAGGCGCACTGGGGAACACCGATGTTGTCTTAAACTCTTCTGCTACAACAACGTCAATTGCAGATTGGACACACTTTGCTGTTTCACTTGTTGACTCCGGCACAGGGTTCTTGGCAAAAACATATATAAACGGCAGCCAAGATGATACAACTATAATCGCCGGCGCAGTTCCTGGGGCATACAGGCAGCCTGAAACCCTTGCTTACATTGCTTCCGGCTCTCACGACGAAGATCACTTATTTTTCTCTGGTTCTATGGACGAGTTCCGCTTTTGGAAAGTCGAGAGAACAGCACAAGACATTGGCAGAAACTGGTTTGGGCAGGTCAGAGGCGGCTCCAACAGTGACATTTCTAACACCACACTTGGTGTCTATTACAAATTTAACGAAGGTATAACAGGCGTCACAGCTACAGACAGCGTGGTTCTTGACTACTCTGGCCGGATCTCTAACGGAGTATTCAGTGGCTACACCGCCACCTCAAGAAACACCGGATCTGCAATAGTCTCTGCTAGCGCGGCGACGAGTGAATATTTAGATCCAATTATCTATGCTGCTCATCCTGATGTTTCTTCTTTGAGGGCGAGTCTGATAAACACTGGCTCTATTTACGATTCAAACAACAATGCATCCATCGCAAGCATGATGCCTAGTTGGGTGATAGAAGAGCACGAAGACACCGCTAACAAAAACTTCCCCTACTTAATGCACATTGTGGGAGCCTATTTTGATAAGATTCGCCTACAGATCGCAGCATTGCCAGACTTTAAATCCCCGGTTTACACCAGTTCTTCTTTCAAGCCATTACCATTCGCAGAGCATTTGCCCGCGTCTCTTGGTTTAGAGACTCCGCAGATCTTTATTGATGCCAATGTTTTAGAGAAATTCATAAACAGAAACGAGACACAAAACTATGAATTCGATCTAGATGAGACAAGAAACCTTATTTACCTAAATCTCTACAACAACCTAACCTACCTCTTTAAGTCCAAGGGCACCCACAAAGCAATTAGAAATGTTCTTCGTGCCTTTAGCATTGATGACAAACTTGTAAGATTTAACACTTATGCCAACAATTTTGTTTATGATCTTGAAAATAACTTAAGACAAACAACAGTTTATAATTCTTCGGTCAATTTCAATCACAAAAACAATATTGGCGCAGTAGTATACTCAACCGCCTCTACCAATAACACACAATTAGGCTTTATATCATCCTCCAATGTTTCGAAGCACGAAGACCGATATGGCCTCACGATGGAAACTGATGTTATATTTCCAAAGTTTATTCGCTCTAACGACTCTTTTGAAAGAAACTTCTTAACAGCGTCATTGTTCGGATTTCATTCTGCAAGTGACGCTGACCCCAATACCATTGTGCACGATCCGAGCGTTTATGTTTTTGCCGAAAGAGAAGAAGCGTACAGCAAAAACATTAAATTTCGCCTGAGTTCTTCTCTACTCTCCAACACTCTTACAAGTTCTAATTTCTTAGGAGTTTACACCGATCAACAATGGAACTTGTCTGTTCGTCTTCGTCCTGACACATTCGGGCTAACTGGCTCTGTCGAAGGAGCCACAACCTCTAATTACGTCATAGAATTCTCAGGGTTTAATCAACTTCTTGGAGAGATTAGAGAATCTTTTACAGTAACAGAAAGTGTGACCTCTGGAGATGCTCAGGAATTACTTCATTCGCCGAAAAGAATTTATGTAGGCGCTCAGAGAGAAGATGTAACTGGTTCCCTTGTTAATGAAACTGACGTTTTGATTTCAGCAGTCCGATTCTGGAATAAAAATCTAGATGATGTGACCCTAAAACAGCACGCTTTTGACTTTGAGAATTACGGAATTAAAGATTCTGACAAACACCTATCCCCACTTGATGCCGACAACGCCAAGACACTTAATTCAAACACCTTGGTTCTAAACTATGACTTCTCTGGAATAACCACATCTGATTCTTCTGGAGAGTTTGTGGTTACCGACATTAGCTCAGGCTCAGTCGAGAACAGGACAAAATTTGGAATACTTGGAGAGATCTCTAGCTATCTCTATCCAGCCAAGGGCGTCGGTTTCAGCGCATCATCAACAAAAGCCGTAATCAAGAAAGAGACCAATCTTCATCAGTTTATAAACCCAGAGCTTGTTATAGGTGACAACCTTGTTCAGGTCAGAGATGATGATGATAAACTATTCGACACGCTAGACACGATTCCAAACTATCACTATCTTCTTGAGAAGAGCATGTACAATGCGATCTCTGAAGAAATGTTAAACTTCTTCGCAGGGGTGGCTGATTTCCACAACCTCATCGGCCAGCCCGTCAATCAATACAGAATGAACTATAAGGGTCTTGAGAAGTTAAGAGAAATATTCTTTAGAAGAGTCACGGATGTAACAGAGGTGGAGAGGTTCGTTGATTACTATAAGTGGTTTGACGATTCAGTCTCACAAATCATTGGTCAACTAGTCCCAGCGTCTGCTGACTACACCCCTGACATCTTAAACACCATTGAATCACATGTTCTAGAGCGCAACAAATACCAGCACCGCTTTCCGATGATGGAATTTGATTCTTCAACCGAAGGTGTCGCTTTCGGTGCCGAAGAATTACAATATAACTGGAACAAAAATCACGCTCCAGTGAGCGGTTTAGAACGAGATAATTCTAATTGGTGGAAAGAACGCGCCGAACGCGAGGGCACAATCTCTTCTGGAGACAATACGGTAGATTCTCAAAGAGAACAAATAAAGAAAGTTGCTGTCTCAAGTAATGATAACACGGCAAACACTAATGCTAGCGGAAAAAACATAGATGTTCCGACTGGTTACTCAAAATCTAAAAATGCTGTAAGATTCACCTCCACAGGACAGAAATATTTTGCCTCCAATTTCAAATACCGCACCTTATCAAAAGGCCAAGTCTTTGAAGCCAAGAGAACTAGAGAGATCAAAGGCGGTGTAAATTTTGAACAAAACAAAAGTATACACTACACATATGCCGCTCTGCACCCTGCTGGACCTGTAAACAGAGATGATAATGTATTTGTTCCCAAGAACGTCCTTCTTGGTTTTGTGGAGGACTTAATAGCCCTACAAGACACCAGCGATCCCCCTAAGAGTCCAATAGAAAAAGTAAAAAGAACCATTCTTGTGCAACATGGCCGAGAATGGGAAGACGGAGTTGGATATAAAAACACTAAATCATCTTTTTCTTTCCCATTCAACATCATTTCATCTTCTGTGCATAGTGGGTATAATTCTCATGTTGTTGCAAGAGTGACTGCTAGCATTGAGATCACAAACCTCCACAATGATGTCTATGGCCCAGACATGGAACGACCAATGCAGGGGCCTTTTACAGACTACGCAGTCGGAGGCCACCAGTCGCGCCATGTTAAACTAAATACGGGAGGAGACTCTTACCTAAACCGACCAGAGGCTTGGAAAATAGTTCTTGGGGTTTGCGCTACAACAACTGGCGCAGTTGGCATGATCGGTGCGGATTATCCTTACCCAGAAGCCAACGCCATTAACGAAAATCCCTATCCAATGACAGGCGCTCAAAAAGCAGTCTTTTTCCGTGATGAACTCGCAAAGCGCCCTGTCAATGTCCGAAACATCAAGCACACCACTGGCTCAACCATTCTTGGAAACTACGAGCGCAATTATCAAGTCGTTCACACAGTTGGCGGCTATTCTAACCCAAGGGCATTTATTGACGAGCAGCCAGTGCTGCCTACAAAAGCATTGGGCGCAGATGTAGTCAAAACAATCCTAGATGTCCAGAGGGGCGAAGACGGACATTTCACCTTTATAGATGATTACAACGCCGGCTATCTCACAGGTTCAGGAAACTACAAAAATAAAACAGTTATCGTAAGCCGCTTCTCTTCTCCTGGCTCTCGCGAGTCAATGACGACTGCCTTCAAGGACTTCCGGTCAGGAGACTTGTCGGTCTACAACGGATTAAACAACAGGAACCTATCAGTGCTTCGCCCATTTCAGGGCGTCACATCTTCAATCGTGTCCGAAACAACCGGGATTAGGAACTCTGATCACACAGGCAGAGACTTCGGTCTTGCCAACCTAGCCGCTCGCCACGCAGGGCAGTTCTTTAGAGACAGCGTCTTCCAAAGCAATCCAGCCGCATCCGATGACGCATCCACCGAATTGGCATCTTTCCACAAGAACCACAGAAACAACAAGATCTTTGCTGTTGATAACGGAACCATTTCTTCAGAACAGAAATTTGACAACCTAAATGTCCAGCATCAGATCCCAAGATCAGATAGACAATACTCTTGGATAACATCTTCTATAGTCCAAACTGATTCAACCGATCCTAGATTTGCTGGTTTTATGCAAGTTAATTCGCCGCTTGCTCCTTACTATGAGATTACTGGCAATTACTATTCGTTCTTTGATTATGTCTCATCTTCTGTGACAACTGTCGATAACGTCCCGCAGAACACTACAAGATTGAATTTGCTGGTAGCAGATCCGACTGGCTCGGAACGCAACACACTGGGTGTAAGCACCTTGGTCCCCGGATTGAAAAACATAGCCTCACCACCCAAAGAACTCAACGCCCTTCTCATTCGTCGCGGCGACACTTACGGCTGGAACTGGCGGGCATTCCACCAGAAAGATCATCCAATCTTAGACCGAGAGCATAAAGAAAACTTAATAACTGCTCTCAAGAACGAAGAGATAAAAGAATTCCGCTTACCTCCGGTTTCCATGAAGGGTAGACCAGTCATAGTAAACATGAATGTCGGCGGCGAAAACGTCACCCTCAAGGCTACTCACAACAACGAAAAGATCTACTTCAACGAAAGAGAACTTAACGATCTAGTCTTTCAGACCAAAGACCCAACAATCACACCATTCGACCAGTTGATTGGCGTAGCACAAGACTACAGCTTAAACTGGGTGCGTTACTCTGAAACTCTATTTCCTTCCACAAGAAATGAGTTCTCAAGCGGTTCACGCGAGAGAACTGGTTATGATAACAAGTTCTGGAGAGATAGTCGTAGCGAGAGGACCACCTTGGGCTCAAGCGACGCAGGCGCTGGGCTTGGCCGCAACTCATTTGGAACGCCTGTTAGTCAAAGTAGCTGGATCTTAGACGCACCTCAGAATTTCTTAACAAGAGATAGTTTGTTAACTGGTGCTCTTGAGACCTCTCCTTCTGCGATACTGGATTTGCCCCACCTATCAGGAACAGCAGGAGAGTTACAAAATGAATACATATATTGTTTTGCCAGTAGTTCGACTAGTGCAGGCACTGGAACAACATTGAAGATAGCAGCCTATAAGGCTTCAGCAGTGATGTCTCGTAAACACTTCCTTACTTCTCCCAACTCTGTTGTTTCAAGAACCGGCTTTGCCCCCACAGCAAGTCTAACAGGCACTTTTGCCTCACAAATCAAGAACGGCGCTGGAGAAGCTTTATGGGAAACAGGAACCCAAGCAACCATCATTATCAAGACTGGCAGTTCTTATATAGCTTCCCCCCAACCGTCAGAGCCTTGGTTTGACAAATACAACGATTTTCGCGAAGACGTTCAGCTTGTCGCAAGAGATTATGCTATTATCCCCGAGTTCAGAATTTCTGAGCACATTTCTGATTACATCAAGGGCGGGACATTTAATAAGTCCGACTTCGACACATTTGAGATCCCTGGAACAGCCATCAGTAGTTCGCGACAGAACTTCTACAAAGACTATTCCAACTCCGACTTCTTGCGAGAGTTTGCAAGCATAAAAGACAAGTCTGGGTTAAACGCAAAAGAAATAATGTTGACTTGTAAGGCGGCAGTGCGCTTTAATCCCTACAAGGGCTTTTATCCTGCTCAGAGAACGATCGATTTAGTAAGTCAATTCTCAAGTTCTTTCTCTGATGGTTTTAACACGTCGCAGGGAGACGTTCCCAAAGGACGATTTAGGTCAGATGGCGCTGGTGCATACCGTCCTATTATCCAGCCTTTATTTGCTCCCGGCATCCTCTACAACTCTATCAAGTCTGGAATTGCGGTTGACTATCCGATAGTTAATAGACAGTTTAAAATAAATTCTATAAATTATTCAGGCTCAGGAGGTTCTTCTACAGAGAATTATATGTTGACACCACTGTTGAATTCTGGAGCCTTCGACCCGCTTGTGAACAACCCCATTGACTCAACTATTTGGGATCTTCGTGTTCCGTTTGAAACCATGATCGACCCCGGTAAATACATCAACAAGACTCTGTTCTTGGACTTTGAGCCTCACCCGTCCGCATCAGTAAGCACCACAGCCTCTTTAGACACTTCTGTGTCTGACGGGATTTATGAACTTATGGCCAACAACTTCTTTGGCCAGACAGGAGATTTCTTCTTGAAGGATTCGTCTTACACAAAAATTCAATCAGATCTAATTCAAGACGGCCTCGTATTCAAGACTAGTGATGTCTTTGCTGCTCGACTAAAGATCCGAAAGTCCCACAATGGAAAAAGATTTTACAATCAAGAATCTGGCTCAACTGGAGGAATAGGTGATTTTACAATTAATGGAGCACAAGCGTTTTCTGGCTCCGGCGCCGACTTCCAAGCAATAAGTGGCTCTTTCCCGATTCCACAAGACCCAGCACACAACGGTTCTTTTCAAGAAACATTTACAATGTATTCTCGCCCAACCGCATTCGGCCCAGCAATAAGCGGAAGAGATAGCATAAATGCCAGTTCAAGCTACAGCACTGCTTTTAGTTCAGGAACTCTCGATTCACTTGAGGGCTACAACTGGGCTTACACGCCCCCATACTACCACGGCGAGTCCTGGGTTGACTTCATCTTCCGCCCAGATCCGGCAAAAACATACACTCTTGAGGACATCCTTACCGAAACAGAGACTGTTTATTGGCGCGTAGACCCCGGACAAATCAGTGGCTCTACCTCTCCGGCAAATAACAATCCTAAGTTGATTCATTCACAAGTCAGGTTTTCAACTTCTGCTTCTACAGGCCAATCTGCACCAATCTACGGCGGACTTGCTATCAACAAAAACGCAATGCAACTCGACTCTTCTCTTAATCTCTTTGGTGTTGAAAGAGTCTCTAAGAAGCGTAAGGACAAATTTGGTAACACCATTCTGGATGAAAATCAACTCGCAGGTAAGCGTTGGGTTATTCAGCCCAAGTGGGAAACCCCGATGCTCAACTTTGCGAATGTAACCAGCGTCTCAGGCAATATCACCTACCCCGCAAACTTCTCCGAATCTGTCCCTCGCGGAATGTGGCACCAGTTTGGCGAAATGCCGACAGATCCAAGCACAGGTGTGTTCTTGGAAATTGGAGATATTCCAAACGACTGGCTCAAATACCATTATGATGTTATTAACGAAGCTTCGGTCTATAACAACAACGACCCAGCAGGTTCAGGCTCCACAGCCTACCTTAATTATCAGTCATTAAGTGACCTATTCGGCTTCCCACGCTCGCAGAAAAAAGACAGCGCAAAAGTGCGCCTTGGAGAAATTGCGGACAAGAGAGAGGTCTACGAAGCTGTTGTTGCCATCCCTTACATTGTAGAAGCAAACGAAGACTATTCTGGAACCCAGAACAAAGACGCGATCAACCGCAAGAAATTCGTCAGCATCCCACGCCAGCGCTTTGATGCCGCTCTCTTAAACAGAGAAGGCAGCAAGGACGGCGACTCTCTTGAGACAGCAGGTGAAAGCATCCGAAAAATGGTTCAGAAGATGAAGCGCTATGTCCTCCCACCACAATTTGACTTCATCAACTTCGATGAAATCGATCCGGTTGTAATGTATCTCTTTGAGTTCAAGTATGAATTTGACAAAGACGATCTCTCTTACATCTGGCAGAACCTTGCCCCGAGAGACTACAAAAAGATTACATTCCAAGAAGATAGTGTTGCTCACGATCTGATGAACACTGAGTTACTTGAAGAACAAAATATTATTGACAACCCCAACTTACGCTGGATGGTGTTTAAAGTTAAGCAAAAGGCAGACAAAGACTACTATGACTTGGTCTTGCCCCAAGTTAAGGCTGCCAGGGCAACTACCAATCTTGATAAGCCCGAGACCGACAAGGACGATGAATATCTACAGTTCAACTGGCCCTATGATTACCTTTCCTTTGTGGAACTAGTTAAGCTTGAGGCCGATGTTCTCTACAAAGATGATCCCGAAGAAGAGACAGAATGAAGTTTCTAAATAAGAAAGAGCAGGTTTTTGACATCCAGCTTACCCCCTATGGTAAGCAGAAATTGTCTATGGGCAGATTTAACCCAACCTATTATGCGTTCTTTGATGACAATGTTCTCTACGATATTCAATACGCACACGCAGGCGCCTCAGAGGCACAAAACGACACCCACAAAAGAATTAAGCAAGAGACTTCTTATCTTGAAGGGCAAGTCTTGTTTAATCAAATTCTCTCTGGCACGACCGTGGCTGGCGGGTTATTTGAAGATGTCACTCTAGTCCAGAAAGACAACATCTACACAACAGATGCTTTTATTGGAGATGCCTTCTTACAATCGCAAGAGCAGAATGTCGCTCCCGCTTGGAAAGTAATAGCAATGCAGGGCACAATCTCTTCTTCTGTCCCCACTTTTGTCGGAGTCCTAAACAACAGCACTACAAACAGAAGCAAGATGGAAGCCGGGATTACACAAATCAACATTGATGCTCATTATGCACTTGTGGCACAACAATCAGAAACACGCACATCGTTTGAGAACTTGAGAAACATTCAGGACACATCCAGATTATTTGCTGATGACTCCGTGGTTCATCTGGAACAGAGAGACCCCCTTATCTATATGGAGGAGCTAAACACAGAGCTACTAGTTGATAACTTTGACATTGAGGTGTTCGAGGTTCCTACTGGCGACGCTGCGGAACTCCGCAGACTTTACTTCAAGAACAAAGTTCCACAGGTTGTGGAGGGGATGCTTGTCCACACGGCTCCCGTTGAGAACACCCAGGAACTAGATAGAGATAGCGTAGAATACTACTTCTCGATCGACAGAGACTATCAGATTGATCCAAAAATCGCCTGCAAGTATCTCAACCAGTTCAACGCAGAAGACTATTTAATAGACCTAGACTTTGATTGCGAAGACACAGGGGACGAAGATCTCTACTTCGACATCTACGGCAGAGTTACGGAGTCAGAAATATGTCCAGACTAATCTTTGAAGGTGACATCTTCAATTCCCTTGGGTCTAAGCACCCCACCGTCTATTTTTCGAATGTCTCTGTGTTTGATGACATGGTGACCGTAGAGTTAAATTGTTTTGCTGAAGACGTGGTCCTCAGTTACATGATGGCAAAATTAAAATTATATTTGGTTCCAATCTATAAGGATTCCGATTACCAAAAGATTATTTCTGATCCTGATAACTTAGTGTCTAACATCTATGATCTAAGAGGTGCCAATTTTCCTAATTTTCGACCCCCAGTCTTTAGAGGCACGACCGCCGGAACAGGGATGTCTACCGGCGGCGGCATGACTGCCGGCACAATAACTCTTGGACCCTTTGGGACTATTACCCGAGGAACAAGCACCGCCCCACCTACTACTGACTATTTTCTAGAATTTTTGATTGACAAATTTGAGCCAGTTCCGACAAGAAACTACAACGCTAACGACAACCAATATTTCAAACTTATTGCCAGGAAGGCACTTGTTGATTTTGATGACGAATTAAGCAAATTAAATTATCTTTCTTTTGTCGTCTTCGCCTCTTATCTGACACCAGAGGAAATAGAAGATAAAGCCCAGCAGCAAAGATTCAATAGCTTCACTTTAGACGAAGTTTCTAACATTTCTTTTTGCAGAACAGTAGTGGACAGGCTCGTTGTAAATGAGCCTTTCCAAACTTACCTAAATGGAGAAAAAGAATACCATGGACCTGTGCTGGAGAATTTGAACGGCGCTTACAGGGCAAACAATTTAACAGAATTTGAAAAATTGCTGGCAAACATAAAACAAACCAACCAAACTTTTGCAAACTCAGAAGATCAGCAGCAAATAAGGAACTATCCACTTAAATCTTTTGTGGATAGTTCCTCATTTATTGTTGAAACCCAAAAAGCAAAAGTGGACTTCTTGACTCAAATAAAATCTTTAATTGATTCTTTCCCAAGAAGAACAAATTTATCTTCACTTGGAGTTTTTCACACCCAGTTGAAAGAACTAATTTTTGCTTTTAATGATTTCCTTTCAAGACAGCTAAAGCTAGATAAAAAAATAGTCACTACCAATTTTAACTTTGATTTTAGGGAAGTCTCACAGGCTGTTTTATTAAGCACTAGAGTGCCATACACTAGCCTTTACAGTTTGAGAAATAGCACTTTTTCATCTTATAACGAAGAATTCATTTACATTCCTTTTATGGACAGAACAAGAAGATTCCCTGCCAGTAGCGGTTACACGGCGCCCGGCTCTCCGTCGGTGCCAGAAGACGTTTGTTACAATCATTCATTTTTCTTCTTTGACTATGAAAAAGCTCTTTATAAAACATCGAACATCTCACAAATTTTTAATGTAGATGAAATAAATCTTTACTTTGGAATTAATTGTCTAGCACCATATTTTCAATTTTCTAGTGTTGCCTATGGGCGACTTCATAAAGATAGAACAGACGGTTCTGAAGTTTTTGGTTGTTTTATCGAGGGAACATTCAATAACATAAACTACAACTCCAGCACTAGACCTGCTATCAATTTGGCCTTAAACGTGCAACAAAAAAGCATTTTCAACGCCTACACAATTCCGCAGACTGCGCCTGATCAAGCGGCTTTAAGAACTATCTATGTAACTGATGAGGAAAACCCTGGTTTGGGAGCCCGAGATGGAGAGCAAATAGATTCTCTTATCGCTCAAAGAAATTTTGACACAATCCGAAGCTTCGGTGACTACAAACTTGCTTGCTTTGAAGTAAGCGATATACAGACAAAGCTGAACATAAAAACAGCATACAAATTAAAGATAGAAATAAAAGATTACACTATAAACTTTGTAATAGACCAGATTATTTTGCCTGCGCAGGCCGCCCTGCGCGCCCTAGAAGACTATTACGATCTAGCGTCAGATTTTTGTAGCTACAATGATTTAGATAACAAGTTTAATGATTTCTTCATTGAATCAATCGGTGACAGATACTCTACTTTTCCAAGACCACCTTGGGAGCGAGGCCCAATTTGGTATCACATCCTGGCCAACCTTGAGACAAAAAGTGATATTGAGGCCACTTCATCAACTCTATTGAATAAAATACAAAATGAAATTTTTAAAATCTCCCCAACAACTGGTAATTTGAATAATATCGAATTATTCATACAAAGATATAAAGACCTGTTGTCTGTTTTTGAGGAGGGCGGAACGATTTACGAACAAATTTATGGCGGCACCCGTGCAGACGGGACTCCATTGGGTAATGGATTGATTGACAACATAGACACAGCCTATGTTAGAAACTTTGAAGACTTGCCCGGCATACTTGATAGAAATGTCTTATCTTACGAACAGCAGTTAGAATCAGAAGTCGACTCGGAAAATGCTACAACAATGTCAGAAGATTTTAACATTCGACTATTCAACAACACTGCCACAAAAAATTCTACCGAGAGTTTGCAGTTTATTTACAACACCATAGTATACTTCAGAGAACTATCCCAATCGGGAACGCGCACTCTTGATAACGAAACAAAAATAGATATTGCATTTCAGTATATGATAGAGAGGGCAAAAGGGTTACCCCAGAGCAACTTCATCGGAGAGATGAAAGCAATTTATCGAGATTACGTGGATAACCCAAACGAAAATCGAGGGGACACACTAAGCTTCTATAGACAAAGACTTAGCAGTACAAGGAAAGACTTTTTGCGTGTCAATTCCGCCAGGATTATAAATCTTCTACAACACATAAGAATATTAAACGTAAAGAGCAAGCACGATCCATTAAAAAATATGTCAATTCTAAAAAGCATCATAAAAGTTGGCGCAGCGCACGCTGACTCACAACGACTTGAGAGTCTGTTAGGAATCTCAGAAGAACTTGCTAACGAAATTATGCCTACAAGTACAGAGCGCAGTCTTGGTCGTCTTGTTGCCGCTGGCGACGACGGAGAAACTTGGCTCACTCTATTGGGCAAAAGTCTAAATTACTTAAGACCAGTATAGGGAAGGACAAAAAATGCCAAAAAAGATTTCTTTTAAAAAATTACAAAAAACAACACAAAACCCAACTGTGTCGCTCTCTGGTAATGATTTTAGTGGCCGAGCCGGCCCTTCCAACAGCCTTAAAGAAATAGAAGATTTATCGATTTCGTTTATAAAAGGAGAAAAAGATTTTTCTCTTAAAACTTTATCTAAAAGCAAAGAGTTTATACAAAACCCAAAAATTTTAGAGATAGATAGTTATAGTAAAATAGAAAACGCCAATGTTAATGCAAAAGACAAATTTTCAAATGAAGACGATCCGTTTTACGAACTTGATGAGGCACGAAGTAATACATCCCAAGACTCTGCCCTTTTTGCCGAAAAAAATGTGAAACCATCAATACAGGTTTCAAGCAGAATAACTGCTAAACTTATGAGCAATAAGAGCCTCAAACAACCAAAGAACACACGATAATGGCAACAAGACCAACAATAACACAAAGAGTCGTCGAGGCAGCCCGAGCGGCGACATCGCCAACTACATCCACCACCCGCCCCGGCGCCAGTTCTACTGCCGGCACCGCTGCTAGTGCTACAACAAGTCCCGCTGCCCGCCTCGGCTCTGCATCTGCTGCTGGCGCTACGAGTCCCACATCGACCCGAGCCCCCGGTTTTGGAACATCAGCAGATAGTGCTGCGTCGTATGATGACGTTGTCCGTGCTAGAAATATTCTAAGAAGGGATGATCTGGCGCCGGGTTTTGGAACAGAAGCAGAAACAGCCATGACTCCAGGGGGCACCCGTTCTGATGCTGTAATTTCTATTGAAGACCGACTTGGTTTTGAGACAGAAGACGAGATTGATTTTGAAGATGCTGAAGAATTGTTTTTATCTTTGGGAGAACTTGACACACAACTGGCCTTGAGGATAAGAAATATAGATGCTTCTGGCTTTATTACTCACGCTCCCATCGCTTTTGGTAATGCAGACCCAGGCGCCATTTTGGCTTTTTCGGTCAACAATCGGAAAATGTCGATTGCCAGGACTAGATTTTCTGCCGATCTTTTTGACGATAATAATTTACTGAGAGACGCAATTATGGTAGATTACGCTACGTTTTTTGATGGTGTAGACGTGTCTGTTTCGTTAACAGACGGTTCTCTTACCTATGATGAATCGGAAAGAGCAGGAATAGAAATGAAATTTTGGAGAGTCAACACAACAAACGCAGTTTATCGCAATTTACTAGAAACTGATTTTAGCTTTGTAAATCCCATCGACACGCCTATAATTCAGTTAGAGAACCCGGAAGAAATTACTACAGACTCCTTCACGTCTTTGCCAGAAACAGCAGCAGCCAGCGATCAAATTGATGTTTCTGGAATACCAGAAGGCTTCACAAGATTTGCTTCTTCTGGAGGCTTCACCGCGCCTGCTGCTTTCTCGCCAGGAGGCTACTGATAATGCCTACGTCTATTATAGAAACAAAAATTATTGACACAAATTTGTTTTTTGGCTCACCCGACCGAATTAGAGACTTAGTTGGAGGCTTCTATGTTTTAACAGCTAGTAAGTTAGGACCCACAACAGTCTCTACGGTGGCCACCAATACTAACAATGGGACACCGACATTCGAGATTGCTAATGATGGGGTAATAAGAGGGACTAATTCTGACATTCATCTATCCAATTATTTTGTATTCTCAAGAGTGTCTACTATCGATCCTAAATTTCTTAATGATCAATATTGGAGAAATTACGCTGTTGAAAACTTTACTATAAACTCCACTTTCTTTGATCACACAACACAAATCACTCTGCCAGCCACAAGGGATGATGAGCTTATTAATAGCAGAAGGTTTGCTGCCTCAAGACTCACTTATGTAAAGCCTGAATATTATCAGTTCTATGAAAGATACCAGAATAATCTTTCAAACGTAGCCTCAGAGCACTTGTTGCCGAATTACTACTTTTTAAAATCTCAAGGAATTGCTGATCTTGACATCGCCAAGATGATCACGCTTGAGGGAACAATAGCTGAAGATTACTTTGACTATGTTAGCTTCGTAGATGAATTGATAGCAGAGCAACCAATTTTGTTGGCATTATCAGCGGTAGCGGCTGGGAGACTGGGAGGAACCACAGAAGAAATAATTCAAAATTTAATTAATTTTCTATTTGGAACTGAAGTTTCTGACCCGGCATCCACTTCACAGATAAACACCTTATTTTCAAATGTCGCAAGCGACAAAGATGTGCCGAGATACAGCTATAATAACATAAAAAAATACCTAAATGTAGACTACGTCAACCACACCTATTCAGCCACAACGGCTCAGAGGCTACAAATAAGATTGCAAAACATTATCTTTTTGGAACCTTCTATTCTTGCTGATTTAAACGATAACAAAATTGCAACTGATTTTTCTTTCTTAAGGAACGATAAAAAGCAGGCCGTTTATTCCTTGATGCCAATGTCTAATCATATTAGAATAGATGAAAGAATTACAGAAAAAACAAATGATAAATTTGCTGCCGTTATAAGAGATAGCAATTACCAAGGAAAACTTTTAAAAACCCTAAAAGAAGCGTTTTTGGATGAAATATCCTTAAAGCCTGTCTTGCGTCCTTTTGTTGTTGACAGGGTTATTGCCAGCCAGACCGAACTAAAGACTCTTGACATGATTGAGATGCTGGTCTATAATTATAATAACTATCTATCGGAGACATCAAACTGTTTCTTTTTTGATTTAGCCACTGACGAGCAGAAAAAAGTTTTTGATTCAATCGGAGAATACAGGTTTGAAAACTCTGAAAGATCTGGCGATGTCTTAAATCATTCTGTAGAAGAAATAAATAAAATTTTTACAAGCTTAAACATGGATGTTTTGATCACAAGAAGTGCGGTAGAAATGCTTAATCTGTCTAACACAGATAAGTACACTGAGACCATAGCTTTCCGAGTTGAAAAAATTGGAGGACCTCCGACAGGAGACTCTAGAACAGAAAATGTGTTACAAAACTTTTGGTTTTATAACACTGGTGAGCTAATTGAATACATAGACTCACAAGTAAAATATGGCACTGACTACACTTACAAGACTTATGCTTATGTAATCGTGGTTGGTAACAAGTATCAATATACGGATTTGAGACTTACAAGGCAGATAGACATTCAGGAAACAGAAACTGACTATGGCACTGCAACAAATTATTGTCTTGAGTTTTATGATCCAACGACCGGCGAAACTGTTTCTCAATTATTTGAAGGGCAGACAAATTTAGCTAATGAATTGGATGTTGCTTTTGGTAGAAGCCAGCGAGCTTTCGATGCCCTCGCAGAATACATCAGAAATCGACTTGACGAAGAAATTATAATTCGCATCGATGCCATAGACTACAGTTCTATCACAACAAATGTAACCTACGCCGGATTGACTATTCTTGAAGCAATCCAGAAAGCAGTAACAATTGGCGATATGATAACGGCAACTGCATTGGCTGCCTTCTTGGGACAAGAAGTCTCTAGAATCACTGGGGAAGCAAACCAAGACTTCCTGCCATTTGTGGAAAATCTAAAAGAAGCATTCGGTGCGTTTGAAAATATCCTAGCCACAAACGCGCAAATTACTTCTGCGTTTCCTTACTTGGCAGATTTTAAGCTAACTGTCGAGCCCTCTGCAAAAATTGTAGAAGTTCCAATTCAAGAAAAAACATTTAAGATTCTTGATAACCCGCCAAATGACCTAATAGCAACCCCACACCACCTTAAAGATCAAAGCAATCGACTATCCTTTTTCTTGTCTTATGACACATTCTCACCAAACACTGTGCCCTATCCAGTCGCGTTAACCGTGCAAGATGATCAAAATAAAATTGACTATCTAACTGGGCTGGGAATCTCTGAAAATGATTTTATGCAAGATGAATCAGTCTCGATGGCAGAAACCTTTGAAGTCTATCGCTTATCAAAGATGCCCGCCTCTTACCAAGATTTTGAAGACAATCTTAGACAATCCATCGACTTGAGAATTCTAAAGAATGATAAAATCAAACTTGATGCGATATTTACTGAGCGAGTGAGACCAAATCAAAAATACTACTACACCTTCCGCGCCATCAACGAAAACGGCATAGCAGGAGAGTTCACCCCAATCTTTGAGGCTGAACTAATCAATGACGGAGGCTATGTTTATGGAAACTTCAATCAATTGATGGCAGAAGACTTGGTCACAGATAACATTTCTGAGCCACTAATGTCTTTCAAGAAACTACTTAATGTCGTCCCCAACATCCAGCACCTTCTACTACAATCGAATGACGCTGACTTTTCTGATTCCGCATTTAGCCAAGTTGAAAACTTCAGTCTCGGTGCCGAAGACAACGAAGATAAAATCTGGGGCAAGACATTCAAGCTTCGTCTAACATCGAAGAAAACAGGAAAGAAAATCGACCTCAACATCAAGTTTAATGATAGTAAGGGTTGAGAGCAATAAAAAAAATAAGCTACTATTTACGAGGAGAGGGGAATAATAAATGGGATTTTTAGATAACTCAGGCGACATCATCCTAGACGCCGTGCTAACAGATGTAGGCAGAAAGAGGATGGCTGAAGGGGAGTTCAAGATTGCAAAATTCGCACTTGGCGATGACGAGATCGATTACTCGCTCTACAACGCCAACCATCCGTCAGGTTCCGCCTATTACGATCTTGAGATCTTACAGGCCCCGGTTATGGAGGCTGCTACAAAGCAGGCATCCTCTATCAAATACGGATTGTTAAGCATTACAAGAACTGACTTGGTCTACATGCCCGTTCTCGAACTAAACCAGAAGTCTGGCATTGACTCTGTCCTTAAGCACAATAACGTCATTTTGTTGGCTGCCAATAAGGCAACCTACACTACTTTGGCAAACGACACCAACATTGGATTCTCAAAGGTGCTGGAGCCGAACTCAAAGACTCCTAAAGCCAAAGTCATTATTGAGTCTGGGATAAATTCGTCCGATAGACAGCCAACCAGGGAGAACAGGGACAACATGATTATCAACACAAATCTCCTTGACCTTCAATTTGACGTAAAATTTGATAGTAGATTCGTTGGTGGAATACTTTCCGTTCGGCCCGGACAAAATCAGTCTTTTAGCAATAACACAGATGGCTCTAGCAATGTTAACCTAACAGCCTTCGCTGGAAAGTCAGCAGTCTCTGCGGCTCGGTTTTTGGACAACTATGTAGCCGCTATTGCTGATGGTCTTGAGGACTTGGTCCTTCAATACACTACAGCGACTACCGGCGATTCAGGCACAAACTTGTCTGAGCTTGCTGGCCCACGCGGCGGAATGACCGCTTTGTCTTTTGTCCCCAGCACGGAAATCAATGCGCAAGGTGTTTCGTCACCAAGCTATTACACTCTTTATGGTAGCACTGGTGTCGCTGCTGCCACTCTAGGATTCTCAAGTGGAACCTATGATTTTATTGACACCACCATTTATGTCCAAGGTTTGACCACAGGCGCTTCACTACAGTTGCCGGTTAGAATCGTAAGACAACAGGCTTAATCGGAGAACTTAAATGCCTATTAATTATGAAGTTTTGAATCTAAACACAGATGTAGCGAATACAAAAACGCTACTTCACGAAGTTATTCCGCTAACAGGCACGATTGTTAGTGGCACTTACGGTGTTTTCCCAAATGATGAAAATGTTAAGAATTATTCTCATGGCATGTTTCAGTCTGTTTATGATTATCCTTACTTAAGTTCTTCGGCAAATCATATCTTTGATTTGACAGTTGGCTTTGATGAAAGCTCACCGCTTTCAGGATCTGCTAACGTAGTTCAAGAAAGAAAGAAGATAAACATGTATAACTTGTATTCTCAAGTTCTTCTTGGATACACTGGTTCATCTGCCGAAGTTCGTCGCTTTGAAGGCGATCTCGTTTTGGACGGCGTTGATCCTATGAAGGAAGCCGTGTTTGTTAATCTTTCTCGACTTCTTACAAAGGATCAAATAAAGAAGGGCACGGTTAGTGTCACCTTGGGGACTAGCTCTTGGGCTGCCCCATTTGCCTCTGCAACTAAAACCTTCACTGATTCAAGGGCAACACAGATTGGTGGAACCTTAAACACAATTGGTGGAGATTACGGAATTCTTTCAAGTTCTACTGCTGGTGTTGGGGGCATTGTGTTTTACCAAGCTGGCGTAATGATCTTGACTAGCTCTGTCTGGGCCGGCACGACTGACTTTTTCAGTGCTTCTACTGGCACCAGTTCTTTTGACGATCAACTTGTCTCTGGGTCTATTTCTGGCTCTTGTGATGCATTCCGGCACAGGCTCCAAAACCTGCAATTTAGTAACACAACCGAAATTAATTCTGCCATCTACTTCTGTCGTGCATCGCACAACAAGTTCAATTACTCAAACAACCCGACCTATTTGAGTTCAAGCGCAATTCGTGTAAAAAACAACAACAGAGATAATCCCCCTGTTGCCTATGTAACCACGGTCGGTCTTTACAATTCGCAGAACGAACTCTTGGCTGTTGCCAAGTTGTCCGAGCCTTTGAAGAAAGACCCGACAAACGAACTAACCCTCCGCGTCAGGCTGGACTACTAAGGAGGGCGAGATGTCCCTCAAGAAGTTCGGGCGCAGTGATGTTATAAGAAATGCTATGAGGGCTTACCCTCATAGTAGTTTCTTTGTTTACTCATCTTCGGTCTACTATGATCAAAGACCGATAGAGGCAGGTGGTTTTAACGGAACAGACATCCTATCTGCTGATGGTGGTTTAAGTTTATTTGAATACAATGTCGATAAAAGCGGAAGTACAAAATTTTTGACTGTGGGAGCAGAAAGAAAAGAAGTAAATGTTGTTCGTCTTGGCACAAATCCTCCAATAATTCCCTATGTCATTAAAGGCGGAATGAAGCAGCTTTTAAGTCCGTCTCATAGATTGCAGACTTATGAGGATCCAATTGTTGGTGGGGTGAAGACAAGAATTGGCCCATTTCAAGAAGTCTACGATGATTACGCCAGGATGAATAATGGCTCTGTGCTTACAGGCTCTTCCTATGTGCTGTCCGCATCTATCACAAGGGAGCTAATGGAGAGGGCGGGAGGCTTGACAAACTACACCCAAGGAACGTCAGCCATAATCGACTCTAATGGCAATGTACAAGCAAAGCCAAACCACAAACATTATTATGGACTTCGCAACTCTCTTAACTTTTATAGCACCCGTTCTCCGCATTATGCCGTTTCTGGCTCAAGCTGGAATAAAGATGAGCAAGACATAAACCTGATCTCTGTTCCAAAGATCTTTTATGGTTCTCGCATCAAGCCGGGCAGCCTTTCGCTTAAGTTCTACATTACAGGCTCCTTAGTCGGAGAACTAAAAGACACAAAATATAATGGAGAGTTAATTCAAGTTGGCCCCGAAGGCTCAGTAGGATCCGGTTCAGTTGCCGGCGTGGCAATGTATGAGGAAGGGTTTGTCCTGCTAACAGGCAGTTGGGATTTAACGAGTGGCACATCATATGGCTTTGGCTCGTCTACCACTGGCTCTTGGACTAGATTTGCTTGCGGCGCAAATGATGGCATTAGTTGCTCAACATCAGCATCGTTTGATCTTTCCTTTAAAGGCCACACGGAGACTCAAGTTCTTACAATGTTTGCTCACGCCCGTAGAGGCGAGGTAAACTATTCTAACAATCCAACTTTCTTAGATTATGGACAAAGCAAATTACACGTTACTTCATCTAAATTTTACATAGAAAGCGATTCTGTTACAATCAAGAACACCGTTTCTTCAAGCTACACGGGATTCGATGCGCCTTTTGAGAGACAAGTCTATGTTTCTAGAGTTGCTATTTACGATGACGACAAAAAACTTATAGGAATGGCAACACTCTCCAATCCTGTTCTAAAAAAAGAAGCAGAAGATCTATCATTCAAGCTAAAGCTGGACATCTAATGAAGCCAATTATAATAGTGTCGCCCCGATTCACAAAGCTGATGTCTGTTGTTATAGATGTTTACGCAATCACAATCTTTCCGTTTATAATCTCAAAAGAGAAAATGAACGAAGCTACGCTCAATCACGAAACAATCCACATCCAACAACAAAAAGAATTGCTTGTGCTTGGGTTCTATCCTCTTTACTTTTTCTACTATCTTTTGGGTTACATCAAATATAAAGATAAACAACAAGCTTACTATGGGATACCATTTGAACAAGAAGCTTACGAGAACGATCAAGATTTAAACTATCTAAAAGATCGTAAAGCGTATAGCTGGAGGAAGTTCAAGGTTTGATTTTAGGAATAGATGTCTCAACAAGCATTACAGGCTTTGCCATTGTTGATGATAATGGCAAGATTGTCTTGTCGGAAGCCTGTGATATGCGGAAACACAAAGGTTTTTTCTCTAAGTGTCTCGTGATAAGAGAAGCGATTCTAGACATCTGTGATCGCTATTGTGCCCTCCTAAACAAAGGCGAAGGCATTGACCACATCTTTATTGAGCAGCCGTTCACATTCTTTAACTCTGGGGGATCTTCGGCCAAGACTATGGCTGCCCTACAGCGGTTTAACGGCGTTGTTTCTTGGATGACCTTTGAGTGTTTTGAGATAGAGCCTCGTTATGTGGGCGCGACTCAAGCAAGAAAGCTTGTAGGCATTAAAGTGCCCCGTGGACAAAAAGCAAAGAAAGTTGTTATGGAGCATCTGCTCGCCACAGATCCAGACTTTACGATCGAAATAACTCATAAGGGCAATCCAAAGCCCCAAGAGTTTGATAGAGCAGACGCTCTCATTGTTGCGAGAGCAGGGTTAAAAACTATTCAGGACGAAAAGCTTGCCGAAGAGTAGCCGCTGTGTTACTCTATGGTTATGAATAAGACTGAAGCAAAAAAGATTCTCTATGCGACACTTGGGCAATCCTGGGACCGAGGCTCCGAGCTTCTATTTACGTGCCCTACATGCAATCACCACAAACGCAAGTTCTCTGTTAATCTGGACAAGAATGTGTTTAAGTGTTGGATTTGTGATTATTATGGCCGCAACATTAGGCGTGTTGTTAGACGCTTTGGTTCGTTTACTCAATTACAGAGATGGGACCAGATTACAGACAGGACAGATATTTCACGCTTTGCTGAACTCTTTATGGATGAGGTCGAAGAGCAAGTCGAGACAAAACTCGAACTCCCAGAGGAATTCGTAAGCCTTGCCAACAAGAACCTGCCGCTATCGGCTAACAGAGCACTACGCTACCTTGGCGAGCGTGGTGTAACAAGACGAGACATCGTCCGATGGAAGATGGGTTTTTGTTATGACGGAGAATACGGAGGCAGAATCATCATCCCGTCCTTTGGTGACTCTGGCTATCCAAATTATTTTATTGCCCGCTCTTATGTGGGCCATTTCACGAAGTACAAAAACCCGCAGGCTTCCAAAAATGTGGTGTTTAACGATCTTTTTGTCAATTGGAACCAAGACTTAACAATTGTTGAGGGAGCCTTTGACGCCGTCCGTGCTGGTAATGCTGTTCCTATTCTTGGTTCTACACTAAGAAAAGATTCAGAACTGCTGCGGAAGATTGTTCGCAACGACACTCCGTGCTACATAGCCCTCGATCCTGATGCTGCTTCAAAAGAGCGTCGCGTAATCCAGACGCTTCTAAGTTATGATGTAGAACTCTATAAAGTGGATGTAGGCGGCTATGAAGATATCGGATCAATGCCGCGAGAGATCTTTGATGAACGCAAGGCAAGTGCGGCATTTATCGATAGAGAGAACTACTTATTGCTAGATTTACTATCGGCGGTTTAACAATGAAGCACTCTTTTACCAGAGAACAAATAAAAAGAATTATTGTTGAAGAATTGGCACGCTCAAATGACGAAGACGAAGCCAAAGAGTTACTTCAAAAAATCATAGGATTAAATGAAGACGAGGCAGACGAGTTTGAGGTAAAGCTAAAGAAAGCAAATAGTTTTAGAAAAATGGCGGGAATTTCTCTCCTGGGTGCTGTGGCAATCTTGTTTGGCGGAATGAGTGCATTGGACAACTCCCAAGAACAAAAAGTCCAACAAGACATAGAACAGGTCCAACAACTTGACAATGAGACACTGGAGCGTTTTGGAGTGGACACAGGCGCACTCGCAGGCTTTGAAGAGCGCCCACAATTCTCTAACTCAGAATACCCAACAGCAAAGCTTGGCCTTGCTGATTTGAGCGATTTGGGCAATAACGAAAAGATTGAAGTTCTGTGGGATCAGATAGACGATATGGTCGGCAGGGGGCAGTTGAAATACGAAAGAGCGAGAGTTAGTTCGCCTCTCCCCGGCGGGATGGCAGCGCTCAACTATAACGACATCCCATCAAATCTACAAATGCCCAATTCCCTTACAACCAAAGATCGCTATCGTGCGTGGCTTGTTCAGAACATCCTAAAGGGAGATCAGAGCAATATCGGCGACTTAAAGAAATTTGTTTTTGGAAACACCGGCAAATGGCCATCTGGCTCCGGTAATCAAAAAAGTAGATATTCCGGCAAAGCACAAGTCCTGCCACCCGAGTGGAGTGTAGCTTACGAGCTTTATGGAGATCTTGCCGAAGAACAAGTGAACGACACCGCACAGGCCCTAAGAGATCCAGACACCAGAGACAGCGTCATTCAAGGATTGGGCGCCGAGAACGAAGAGCAAGCAATTAAATTCCTTAACGACATCCTCTATCAAGCGGGCCGCCAAGAGCGTTGACAAATCCAGCAGACGTGTTATAATATAGCTGGAGGTTAATATGAATAGAAACAAGAAGCACCTGCTGGCGCCCCTTGCGCTTATCGCCGCATTTGGATTCTCCTATGTCTCCGTTGCGGCACTTACGGCACTTACGGTAGCTGAAGCAGAAGCAGAAGCAGGCCCCACTATTGAGAGTCTATCGGCTTGGTACGCCTCACGGCATCCAGACGCAACCCCTTGGGAAACTTGTGAACAGGAGACAAATTGAAACGTCCACCTATTAAGATAGCGCACATTGCTGACACACACATTAAAAATCTCAAGTATCACGAAGACTATCGTGAGTGTTTTGATGAAATGTATGAGATCTTGCGAGAGCAAGAGGTAGACTACATCGTTCATTGTGGTGACATCGCACACACAAAAACACAAATCTCACCAGAATTTGTAGAGATGGCGTCCGACTTTTTCAGCAATCTAAGCAAGATTGCAACCACTTTTATTATTTTAGGAAACCACGACGGCAATTTAAAGAACGCAAATCGCCAGGATGCTATCACGCCCATCATCCAGGCGCTTAATAGTCCCTATCTTCGTCTGCTAAAGAACTCTGGCGAGACCTCTCCCCCTTTCGGCAATGTCGTCCTGAATGTCCTATCGGTGTTTGACCGAGACAATTGGGTTCAGCCCACCGATCCAGACAAGATTAACATCGCCCTCTATCACGGCGCTATCTCCAACTGCCAGACAGACGCTGGTTGGACGATGGAGCACGGAGAAGACAATCTCTCTATCTTTGAGGAGTTCGATTTTGCTATGCTTGGTGACATTCATAAGCGTCAATTTTTGGATGATGAGAGGCGAGTCTATTACCCCGGCTCAACTATCCAGCAGAACCACGGCGAGAGCAACGACAAGGGTTTTTCCGTCTGGACTATCAACTCCAAGGACGATTGGGACATTGAGCACTTTACGCTCCAGAACCCTCGCCCATTCGTTACGATTGAGCTTACACCTACTGGCAAGATCTCCCGCAAGGCTTCTGTGCCTTCTGGTGCTCGCCTTCGTCTTGTTAGCAACAACAATCTAGCCCTCGACATTATGAAGAAGGCTGTTGATGTTGCCCGTCACAAGTTCAAGCCAGAATCTATTTCTTTCCTTAATCGTGCTGCTGGTCAGCGTGGCGATGTGGACGAGTTGACAGATGGCCTTGGCTTCCAGAACCTACGAGATCCAGAAGTTCAGCAGGAGCTTATCTCAGAATATCTCAAGGACTATCAGGTTAAGGCAGAGACCATGGCAAAAGTTTATCAACTCAATTCAAAATACAATCAGGTCGTAGAATCAAAAGAAGACATCAGTCGAAATGTAAACTGGAAACTTGTAAACTTTGAGTGGTCCAATCTGTTTAACTATGGCAAAAACAATTCTATTGACTTTGCCAAGACTGGCGGCATTATCGGCATCTTCGGGAAGAACTTCTCAGGCAAGTCTTCGGTGATTGACGCTATTCTTTTTACGATGTTCAACACAACATCTAAGAACGAGCGCAAGAATGTTAATGTTGTAAATCAGAACCTCAATTGGGGCGAGGGTAAGCTAAAAATCCAGATTGGAAACAAAATTTACTCTATTCATCGCAAGGTCACAAAATACATCAAGAAAGGCAAAGACGGCGAAAGCACTGAAGCCAAGACCGAATTGGAGTTTAGCGTCTATGACCCGGTTATGGATGAAGAAACTTCCCTAAACGGAATAACTCGCAACCAAACGGACGCTAACATTCGTAGGCACTTTGGTTCTATTGACGACTTCCTTATCTCGTCTATGTCGTCACAGCACGGTGCCCTTACCTTTATCAACGAAGGCTCAACCAAGCGCAAAGAAATCATTGCCAAGTTCCTAGACCTTCAGTTCTTTGACAAGAAGTTCAAGTTGGCCAAGGACGATGCTGGTTCATCCAAGGCGCTCGTTAAAAAACTATCCGGGCGAGACTATGAAAAAGAAATCGTGGAAGCACAAGAAGCCCTTGAAGGCTTCAAAAAGACCATTTCTTTGGCGGAAGCAGAAGAAAAGCTGATAGAAACGAAGCTGGCTACAAATCGCACCTTGTTAAATGAGACTTCTCACAAGATCACAGACATCCCAACAGAGGCGATAGACATCCACTCTGTTCAGTCTGAGATAAGAAAAACAAAAAATCAGATCATTTCTTTGTCTGATTCGGTGATTGAAGACAGCGAGCAACTAAATAGTGAGAGGGAGCGTTTTAATAAGATCACTAATCTGATGGCGACATTAGATCACGAGACTCTTGTCAATTCTCTTTCAACTATTCAACAAACTGAATGGGAAATAACTAATTTCACAAATCAGTTGGAGATTGCGACCGAGAAGAAGAAACTATTAGACGACATTCCTTGCGGCTCCTCCTACCCTGTTTGCAAGTTTATCCGTGATGCTCACGTCGCCACAGCGACGATTCCAGAAGTGGAAACAAAAATGGATAAACTTCGTGATGTTCTAAAAGATCTCGACCCCGAGATTGTTAGAGATCATCTAGACAAGTATCATAAGCTTGAGACAAAGCGAGTAAGAACCCAAAGCCTTGTAAAGGATTTGGAGCTTGCGGTTGAGAAGAGCCGGAATGCTTCCGAGCGGTTAAACGTAAAGATGCAGGAGCTTGGCACAAAGCAGTCTGAATATGACGACAACAAAGAAGCAATCGAGAATCTAGAAAAACTATTAAAGGAGAAGAACACCTATGCCCAAGAAATCAAATCAATTGAGAAACAAGCTAAATCAAATAGCCAGAAGAAGATTGATCTTTACAAATCTCTCGGCTCAGAAGAGCAAAGAATTGAAAGCATCAAAGAAAGAAGACTAGAGTTTCAAAGCCTCCAGTCAGAATACGCTGCTTACGATCTGTTTCTGCGCTGTATGCATCCTAACGGAATTGCTTATGACATCATTAAGCAGAAACTACCTGTAATCAATGAAGAAATCGGAAAGATCTTATCAAATGTTGTAGAATTTGAGATCTTTTTTGAGACCTCTGGGAATAAGTTTGATATCTTTATCAAGCATCCCAAGCACGAAGCCCGGCCCATTGAAATGGCGTCGGGAGCAGAAAAGTCGATGGCTGCTATGGCCATTCGGCTTGCCCTGCTGTCCGTGTCTTCTCTACCAAAGGGGGACATTTTTGTGCTTGATGAGCCCGGCACTTCCCTTGACGAAGAGAATATGGCAGGATTTATTCGGATCTTAGAACTAATTAAAGTATATTTCAAGAACGTCTTACTTATCTCTCATCTTGATTCACTCAAAGATAGTGTCGACATGCAGATTGTAATTGAGAAAGACAAAGGATTCGCAAAGGTAAACCAATAATGAAAATCACAAAGAACAGGCTAAAAGAGATTATTAAAGAAGAGGTAGAAAACTTTTACTCTGATTATGATGAGGACCCTGTTAAAGCGCTTGAAAAGAGGCGCGAAGAATTAAAAGCAAAAATCATCAAGTCTGGCGATATGGATGACGTTGAACTTTACAAGAAATTAGGCAGAGAACTATACAAATTGAAAAATCAAAGGGATAGCCAATGAGTGGCGAATTTGACTTTTTGCCACCAGCAGAAGCACCCCCATCATTCAATCAAGAAAAAGACCACTTCCACGAAGAAGTAGAAGCGGAAGATTTTGGGATGGTTGAAGACTTCGGATTACAGATGGAATACTCTGACGAAGATATGCTACCCGAGAACACAGCCCCATCATCTATAAACGTGGGCTTTGTTGGTGTTGGAGGTGGCGGAAACAAGATGGCAAATGCTATGATTGAGTTGGGTTTCAACAAGACCCTGCTTGTCAACAGCACAGGTAAAGACATTCCAAAGAATGTAGAAGAAGAGCATGTTGTTCTTATTCCCGATAGCGATGGCATCGGCAAGAACATAACCTACGGCAAAGAAGTTCTATCACAGAACGGCGCTATTATAGAAGATGCCCTTCGCATCAAGCTTGGCAAGGTTGACTGGCTGTTTGTTATGGCAGGCGGTGGTGGCGGCACTGGTTCGTCCGTTGTCGCTCTCCAGCCCGTGTTTGAGCGATACCTTCAGTCCGTTCAGGCAAGTGGCAAGGTCGTTTACATCGTCTCTTGGCCAACAGCACAAGAGAATTTAAACCCAACGATAGCTCGCAACGCCCTATCGCTTGCTAATGATGTCACCCCTTACCCACACATCATTCTAGATAATGAGAGAGCCACACGCCTACTTCGCGGTCGTATAGGAATGCTAGGGATGTATCCAGTCGCAAACACACAGTTTGCCAAGTCATTCGCTCAGATCCTAAAGTTATCTACCGAAGACTCCCCGATTCAGTCGTTTGATTCTAAGGACTTAGAGACCTGCTTTGGTAAAGATGGACGCGCCTTCATCGGCTCCACAATGATTAAAGATCCCAACACGGGCAAACTTGGCACAACCATAATGTATAACTGTATGAACCGCTCTGCTTGTCCTCCACCGAAGGGGAAGGCAGCCGCAGGCTCTCTTATTCTCGTGGTTAGCGAAGAGATGGTCGCCGACCCTCGTATCTCTAAACACCTTGAGTCTGCGATTGCCTATGTCGGCGGTCGCTGCGAAACACTTTTCTCTGGCGTTTATGTCAGAAAGAACGTCCCCGGATTGATTGCGATACTAAGTATGAATGGAATTCAAAAAGGAAAATAAACAATGAAAAAAATCACAAAAGCAAAACTAAAACAGATTATTAAAGAAGAGAGAGATATAGTTCTTTCCGAATTAGGATACAATAAACGCGATCCCATCGAAGACTTCGGAAATACCGGGAGGGGCGATACTACCATAGACGGCTATGAAGATCAGATAAAAGAAATGCTCACCCACCTCATTCAGAACGGAGAGCAAATTGAAGACATAAAAGCCATGTTGGGAGACATCATGATGATGCTGAATCTTGGTAAATTAGGAAGAGGTCCAGAATAGTGAAGATCACAAAAGCAGAACTAAAGAAGATTATTAAAGAAGAGCTTGAAGTGGTTCTCACCAACGAAGAGGTCGAAGAGATGTTTGGTGAAGATGTACGCGAGGAATTAGAACAAACACAAGAAGGATTCTTTGCAGGCGAATTTGATAAAAAATCACCAAAGAAGCCAAAGACCAACAGGCCGATGGACAAAAGCCAAAAAGAAAAAGACAATCTTGACAGATTCTATCAGGCTGTTAATAAAAGAATGCAAAAGAAAAAATTAACAGAGCCCAAGAAAGAAGAAAAGTCCAAGCTTGTTTCCACCTCCGCGCTCAAGGAGGCAATGACACCAAATGACCAGTATCAGATGCAGATGAAACTCAATAGCGCGTTGAGAGAGTTTGTCCAAGAGTATATAGAAAGAAGCGAACTGGGCCAAGGACCTGAAGGTCTAAGCGAGAAAGATATCGAAAGAATTCGCAGCCACATAAACTATTTAGTAGAACAAGTTTTAGGATTTGGTAAGAAACTATAAATAAGGAAGATGCCGCCAAGTTGAGAAGTTATTTCGAAGACCATCCGGTGGCTTTCTTCGAATCTAAAAGGAAACAAGATACAATGAAAATCAAAAAATCAGAGCTACTTGCTCTAATCAAAGAAGAGATTATGGGTGAGATGGATGGTCTCACAATGATGGATGATCCCTATGACGATGCTGCTGTTCCAGATACAATGCAACGCGGTGGCGCTATGGATCAGGTTGCCCAAGAAATGGAACAAATGATTACAGTCGAAATGGACGATGTTATTTCGATTATTTCAAACTATCTTGTTACCCAAGATAGCGCAGGCGCCCCCCAAAAGGCTGCAATGCGAGGAATGGCTATGCTTCGCGATGCTGGCTTCCGCGCCCCTGATCCCAGCACAATAGAGCAGATGATTTCACCCGAGATGGGAGACGAAGAGCCTATGATGCAGGAAGGTTTTGAAAACATCACCCCCGAGAATCTTGCAATCGTGGGAGATGTCGTCAAGAAAATGGCGCCGCTCCTTGGGGCTATGACTCTCCCTACCTTGATGCTCGCTATCCACAATGCCTTTAAGGCACAAGCAGGAACCGCTGAACAAGATAGAGGTGCGATTGAACAAGATAGAGGTGCGATGTGATGAGCAAAGAGCAAAAACAAGCACTACTCGACAGAAGTATACAAAAACTAACTTCCCGTAAACTGCTTGTGTGGCTTACAGCCACAGGTCTTATGGCTTTTGGCGGACTAGAATCAGCAGACTGGGTTATTATCTCTGGTCTGTATCTCGGTGGTCAATCCGTAATTGACGCTATTGTAAAACTAAAAGGACTAGAATAAAATGAAACTTATAATGGAAAGCTGGAATAACTTCGTTAATGAAGAGGAGGCCAAGAGTTCATTCACTACTCCCGACACAGGACAAAAAACAACAATTGAATTTTTAGGAATGAAAACAAAACATGACCAAACGGATGTTAATCTTCGGCTCGATGGCAAAGAAGACATAGAAACATACACAGCTTACGATATTGACTCGCTAGCAGATTCAGTAATTTCCGACCTTGAAGAAAATTATGATGGTTATTGGTTTTTAGAAGATCAGCCCTACAATGAAAATTATATAAAAACTTTTAAAGCAAACTTGCTAAAAGTTTTAGAAGCCATAGGGGCAGATCCAGAAAAGGATGAACAAGATCGCGGATCTTATAGAGACAGAGACACAGGGGGGCTCTACTAATGAAACAAAGCCTGTTTATGCTTATGTCGCGTATTGATTAATTTGAAAGAAAAAATTCTATCATTCTGTTTAAAACACTGGAAGGAGATCGGGCTTGTCCTGCTCCTTCTTGTTGTGTTTGGTAAAAGCCGTTATGACGTGCTCAACATTATCAAAGCACACGAAGTCTCGCAGCAATCATTAAAGACACAGATAGAAGAGTTACAGGGCATCCACGCTGAAGAACTACAACAGCGAGATGAAGCCCTCGAAGAATACAGAATAAGAAATGAGAAGCTTGAGATGCGCTATCAAGATGCCTTGATTGATTTGTCAAACGAGATTGACAAAAAGAAGGAGCGTGTTATAAGAAACTATAGGGAAGACAAAGAAGCCCTTATCTTTCAGATAGAAGACATCTACGGATTCACCTATGTTCCTTAGCTTATTGTTTATGATCTCGACTGCTGGCGCAAGCCCAGAGTTTTCTATTGTTGACGAAGGGGCGCTGTCCCCCATAGAGGGCGTTGTCTTTAACCCCGAGGCTTTGTCCGAGATTCTTACAGCACCACAGCGCGTGAAAGAAGAATGCGAGATCGAATGGATGAGAACGCTTGAAATAAAACAAAATGATTTCACTCTTGAGTTGGAGCAACAAATGATAAGATACAACTCCCTCAATAGAAAACACAACTTGATGATAATAGAAAAAGACACCGAGATTGTTGAGCTACAGAAGATCGTGAAGAAACAAGCCCCAGCCTATAAATGGATGTGGTTTGTAGGTGGTGTGGCCATCGGTGGCGCAACTTACTATGGAATCCAACAGGCGGTTAAATGAGCAAAGATCCAGACTACATTGTCAAAGTAGAGCAGGCTATCGCCAAGAAGTATGGCGAAGAAGCGATCAAAAATCCCAAGGCAGATTGGGACGAGGCCAAAGAGAAGATCTATCTTGAACAGATGCGAGAACTCTATAAGAAGCAAAAGAAAAACGATGAGTCAAATGATAAAGTAGAAGTAAATGGGATAAAGGTCTCCAAAAAACTACTTAATAGAGAGTCTAAAACAGGATGTCCTGTTTGTGGTGTCTTCTCTCATAGCACCCGTGATGATGTTTCTCTTGTAAAGTTTGAATGCTGTTACGACTGTTACATCAAATGGGTTCAAGGAAGGGAAGAGCGCTGGAAAGAAGGGTGGAGACCCAAACAGAATTAGCAACTACTTACTTGAAAAGGAACTTTACACAATGGCTACAGTTTACGAAATCGTCCAGGGCTTATCACAAGCCGCAGCAAACGCCTACGACGGCGCAATGACCGAAGATGGCGAACCCATTAAGGCAGGTCTAAAGAGAGAAGAGGGCAACCCCCTTATAGACAAGAGAGTGATGGATGGATTTAATGTCAAGTTCCACGGCAATATGATGCGTCTTTCTTACATGTCAGAAGTCACTCTTAAAGAGGTTTACGCTAACGGTTTTGAGTCTGATGTCGAATCACAGATGGCTGAGATTGTAAAATTCCTTAAGAAAGAAGCCCGCAAGATTACCGGTTCTACTGTTAAACTCACTAAAGAGGGGGAGATTGACATTCGTGTCGAGAACTCTTCAAGAGTCCGCTCTTGGGTTACAGCCGTTATAGAATACAAAGTCGGCGGAATGGAAGAAGTTGCCGTCGTTGGCGAAGCAACCGAAGACAAGCTTGCTGCCGGATGGGAAAAGTTTATGAAGCAAGGTGGACTCGGTAAGCGTCCCCCGAACGATAAGAGACCAAAAAACTCAGGAGAAAAAAAATGAAAATAACAAAAGCAAAATTAAAGCAGATTATCAAAGAAGAGATAGGTAACCTTTCCCATGAGGATGAACTGGGCGGAACAGAGCCGCGCTTTGACACTAGAACGCGCAGCCCAGAGCAGAAATTAATTCATGCCCTTGCCGCTCGTGCTAAATTAGATAAAATGTCCCAAGAAGAGCTAGAAGCCTTGGCTGGCGGTGATGAAGAGGTTATGAAACTTATTGATTCTATTCAGCGCAATCAGATGTATGACGATCCAAGAATGTAAAGTAAAATGAATGCCAAGATTAACGAAAAAGCAGATACTCAAAGAAGTCGTTAAGTGTGGTAAAGACCCCTCTTACTTCCTCAAGAACTATGCCCGCATCTCTCACCCGATGCACGGGCTTATGTTGTTTAAGACTTACGATTATCAAGATGTCTTACTAGACGACTTCAATGATTACCGATTTAATGTAATCAACAAAGGGCGCCAGCTAGGAATTTCAACGATTACTGCTGGCTACATTGTTTGGATGATGTTGTTTCATAGAGACAAAGCCATCCTTGTTATGGCCACCAAGTTTGAAACAGCAGGCAACTTAGTTCGCAAAGTCAAAAACATAATGAAGAACCTTCCTGACTGGATCAGGATTGCTAGCATCACAACTGATAACCGCACATCATTTGAGTTGTCTAATGGCTCCTCAATCAAGGCCGCCTCAACATCGGGCGACGCTGGTCGCTCTGAGGCTCTGTCCCTGCTTGTTCTTGATGAGGCAGGACACATTGAGGGTCTAGAAGATCTCTGGACTGGTCTTTACCCAACGCTATCTACTGGTGGTCGCTGCATTGCAATCTCGACACCAAACGGCGTTGGTAACTGGTTCCACAAAACTTGTGTTGGCGCTGAGAGCAATGAAAATAATTTTCATCTTACAACGCTTATGTGGGATGTCCATCCAGAAAGAGACGAAGATTGGTTCAAGAAAGAGACCAAGAACATGACCAAGCGCCAAATTGCGCAGGAGTTAGAATGTAACTTCAACACATCTGGTGAAACTGTTGTTGATCCGAAAAGCATAGAGTGGATGATGTCGCTTGTTAGAGAACCAAAGCACAGAACAGGCTTCGACAGAAACTTCTGGATTTGGGAAGAGCACGACCCAAGCTGTAACTACCTTATAGCAGCCGATGTGGCTCGTGGCGATGGTGCCGATAATTCTACATTTCACGTCTTAAAGCTTGAAACAATGGAGATTATTGGAGAATACCAGGGCAAACTCACACCCGATCTTTATGCGAATATGCTAAATCAAGTTGGAAGACAATTTGGAAATGCTATGATGGTAGTGGAGAACAATTCAATTGGCTACACTGTTATAGACAAACTTATAGAGTATGCTTATCCAAACCTTTACTATTCCATTAAATCCACACACGAATATATTGACCAGCATATGGGAGAACATCAAAGCAATGCTATCGCAGGCTTCTCCACTACGTCAAAAACCAGACCTCTCATCGTAGCTAAGTTGGAAGAGTTTATAAGAAACAAACTAATTAAAATATATTCTTCGCGCTTAACAAACGAATTTAGAACATTCATTTGGAATAACGGAAAACCACAAGCAATGAGGGGATACAACGACGATTTAGTAATGGCTCTTGCCATCTGCTGCTGGGTTAGAGACACAGCGCTACAAACAAGCGCAAGAGATTTGAATTACCAAAAGGCATTTGTTGATGCTATCATAACCTCTAAGACAACCTTTAACACCCAAATAAAAGGGCAAATAGGCTACACAGGCGAAGACTGCAATAGTAAAATGAATGAAGCCCAGAATCTATATTCCCAATATATGTGGATAATAAAGTGAGAAATTAAATGGCACCAAGAAATCCGAAAGAAGGCAAGAACCCAGCTAACAGAGATTCCCAACTATTCAGGGCTCTCACTCGTTTGTTTTCTGGACCTATTGTAAGTTATCGTTCTGAATCAGGGCGCAAAATCCGCAAGCAGCATCTAGATAAGTTTTCTACCAGATTCAAGTCAGCATCAGGGCAACAGTTTAAGAAGCAATCTTACAACCCGTTAGACACCATAGCGGCCAATGCTATCGCAAACCAACAGCGCTCCGAGCGCTATATGGATTTCGATCAAATGGAGTATATGCCCGAACTTGCTTCATCACTGGACATTTATGCAGACGAGATGACTACGTTCTCTGCACTATCTCCAATGCTAAACATCAAGTGCCGTAACGATGAGATAAAAGCGGTCCTCAACATCTTGTATCACAACGTAATGAACTTGGAACACAACCTTTTTGGTTGGTGTCGCACAATGTGTAAGTATGGAGATCTTATCCTCTATTTAGATATTGATGATGAGATGGGCATTCAATCCACAATTTCAATACCACTACAAGAAATGGAGAGATTAGAAGGTCTGGATGCGACAAATCCAAATTATGTCCAATATCAATGGAATTCTGCCGGGATGACATTTGAGAATTGGCAGGTTGCCCACTTCCGCATTCTTGGTAATGATAAATATGCTCCCTACGGAACATCTGTCTTGGAGCCTGTCCGCCGCATTTGGCGCCAGCTTACGCTAATGGAAGATGCTATGATGGCTTATCGCATTGTTCGATCTTCTGAGCGCAAGGTTTTTAAGATTGATGTTGGCGCGATTCCTCCACAGGAAGTCGAGCAATATATGCAGAACATTGTAACAAAGCTAAAAAGACACACAATTGTCAATAAAGACACAGGCCGCATCGATCTTCGTTACAACCCAATGTCAATTGAAGAAGACTACTACATCCCAGTTCGCGCTGGATCTGTTACAGACATTCAGTCTATTGCTGGCGGCCAGAACACAACAGCGATTGACGATGTTAAATATCTCCGCGACAAGATGTTCTCCGGCCTAAAGATTCCTCAATCCTATCTCACAATGGGCGAAGGCGCAACAGAAGACAAGACGACTCTTGCCACAAAAGACATTCGCTTTGCCCGCACAATTCAAAGGTTACAACGTTCTGTTATTCACGAGTTGGAAAAGGTCGGCATAATCCATCTTTACACTCTCGGCTACAGAGGCGAAGACCTGCTTAACTTTAAGCTTGCCCTCAATAACCCAAGTAAGATCGCTGAACTACAAGAACTCGAACACTGGAAGACTAAGTTTGACATCGCAGCGTCAGCAACCGAAGGCTACTTCTCGCGCCGTTGGGTTACCGATAACATTTTTGGAATGTCACACGAGGAGTTCCTACGCAATCAGAGAGAGCAATACTACGATCGTAAGCACGACACAGCACTTGAGGCCGTTGCCGAAGCAGCTTCCGGTGGCGAAGATGGAGGTGGCCTTGATCTAGGTGGAGGCGAAGGTGGCGATCTTGATCTTGGCGGCGAAGAGGGGGGCGACCTCGATCTTGGCGGCGATGAGGGCGGTGATGAAGGTGGAGGCGAAGACGACAGCCCGCTTCTCGCAGCACCTCCGGGTTCTCGCCGTTCACCGCGTTTGGCAAAAAAACAAAAATGGAACCTAAACAATAGATCAAGAAAAGGTAAAACTTATACAACCAAGGGTTCAAAGGGCAAGACCTATCGAAAGGTTGCCGTAGACAAAAGACCCCAGGGCGCAAGAACTCGCAACTATGCTAGCACTCCTACACCTGAAATGAACACCTACAGGACAAATAATCTTGGTGCTTCTGAGTTAAGATCACTCTCAAGGGGCATTTATGAAGAGCAAGACCCTAATTACTTGCGAGATCAAAAAGAAGAACAAGCCCTTCTTGAAGTAAATAGCTCGATTAAGATGCTAATAGAAAGCTTGAAAACAAAAGAAATGGAGAACAGCAATGAAGAGTAGACACAATAAAAAGAGAAACACAGCGTTTGTTTTTGAAGCTCTCGCTCGTGAGGCAACTGTTGCCATCATTAAGGGCGACACCGAACGAAAAGAAAAAGTTGTCTCTATTGTCCGCAAGCATTTCACAAACAACTCTTTATTAAAGAAAGACCTAGAGTGTTATCGTTCTCTTTACGAAAACCAAAATCTTAACGAGGGCACGAGCCAAAAGATTATAGAAGCAGCCAAGGTTTCTAAGCATTTGATTGATCCCACTGGTTTGTTCAAACAACAGACCGAGATAATTAACGACATCAATAAAGACCTTTCTCCAGCAACATTTAATAACTTCGTCCCCAACTATAGGTCCCTTGCTACAATCGCCAAGATGTTTAACACTGACTCACCTAAAGAATCAGTAATTCTTGAAACAAGAATTGTCCAAGGAATGACCAGCAGAGTAGAAGAGAAAGAAATGGAACCGATTGACAGCATTACCTATGCGACTTTCGCAAAGAAATTTAACGAAACTTATGGTGACTCTTTGCTGCGAGAACAAAAGGAACTACTCAACCACTACATCTCAAATTTCTCACACGACGACCTTGAGACCAAAATCTATCTAAACAGAGAACTAAGCAGATTAAAGCAATCTCTGTCAGAAGCAACGAGTGTCGAGGAAGTCTCCCAAGATTCAGAAATGGTCCGCAAGACAAATGCTGTAAGAGAAAGAATTGAGGCTTTGTCAAAAGAGACAAACCTAAACGAATCTACCCTGATGACCATCTTGAAAACACAGGAACTTGTAAAGGAAATCCACACCGATGCCAGTAACGATTAGAATCATTCCGGTTCCAGAGCCGATTAAGGTCACAATAAAGCCAAAAGGGCCACCACCTACGGTAACATTGGAATTAGATGTTCGTAAGTCATTAAGCGGAGATCTGATGATTTTCGACCACGGCGACATTGACATCGTCCTTTCTGGTAAAGATAAGAAGGTCACTGCGTTTCCAAAGCAGACAATGACTGATTTTACCTACGGCGCACAAAACAGATTATTCGCCCACCTTGCTCGCAAGGGCATCATTATGCCTGAGTCTATTCAAGGCGCCTCCTACTACGGCGCAATGGAGGCACAGCTACAAGAAGCAGCGGACGGCAAACTAAACGCCGCCAAGTTTGCGCTTGTAAGCATTGAGAGGTTTATAAAAGAAGAGAAGCCCTACTACGAAAATGTAGAGGCCGATGTAGCTGGCTTTGAAGAGGAATACACAGATCCCGATAAGACAGATTCCACAGAACTCGGCGAAGTGCCACAACGCGATGAGCAGGGCTCTATCCGCAAGGGTTACGGCGGACGAGACTCCTATTCTATGTCCTACATGTATACAATATAGAGGAAACAATGGAACTTATACTATTCGTCCTCATAGCCTACGGACTAACACAAATTTTAGTCTATAGCGACATGCCCGTAATAAAAAAACTAAGACCTCACAAGGAATCCTATAGGGGTTACGGCAAGGTTTTTCACTGCCCCATGTGTATGGGCTTTCACGTCGGCTGGTTTTTGCTCCTGCTTTCTCCTTGGACTGAACTATTTATGTTTGATGTAACGATCGTCAATGCTATTTTGCTTGGCTGCCTATCATCTGCAACATCTTATGTTCTAAACATGGTGTTCGGAGACGAAGGAATCAAAGTCAACCATAGTTATAAACACAACAACTTCTTAGGAGAAGAGTGATGAACAACTATCTAATCGGAAAGTGGGGCTTACAGCCCGTTCGTCGTTGCTGTAAAGGCTCCTAACTCGCGCGGGTAACGCCCGCATAAGGAAAACAAATGAAACTTACCAAAACCAGACTTAAGCAGATTCTTAAAGAAGAGCTTAAAGAAGCAATGGAAAAAGACATCAAGGTTGAAAAATTAGATAATGGATTTTATCGCTTTTACGATTACGTTTCTCAACTATCAGGACTTTATAATCCTGATGGATCAATGCGCGGCGGCGATCTTCGCCTAAATAAGAGATTCGTTCAAAGAAAAATAGTAGAGTTAACAAAATGAAACTACTACGAGAATACTACGAACTATGTGAGGGCGGCGTATGCCAAGATCTACTCACTGAAGATGAAAAGCGCTTCGTCGCCTCTGGCGGTATGTACCTTACAGGTAAACTACAACAAGCTGACACTCAAAATGGTAATGGAAGAGTTTATCCCCTTAAGGTTCTTATCCGCGAGGTTGAAAACTATAAGAAGCTTGTAAAAGAAAACAGAGCACTTGGAGAATTGGATCACCCAGATGATTCAGTTATTAACCTCAAGAACGCCTGCCATCTCGTCACTTCCATTTGGATGGAAGGGGACAATGTTATGGGCAAGATAAAGGTTCTTGACACACCTTCAGGTCAGGTTCTCAAGTCTCTTGTAGAGTCGGGCGTCAAGCTTGGTATCTCTTCTCGCGGTATGGGTTCCGTTGAAGACCAAAACGGACAAATCATCGTTCAAGATGATTTCCAACTTATTTGCTTTGACTTTGTTTCAGAGCCATCAACGCCTGAAGCATTTATGGTTAAAGAAGCAAAAGATTACAACAACGCAGTATTCACAAAAGCAGATCGCATTAACAGATTATTAAACGAGGTCTTGAAAGATGACTTGGAGTAGTTACCCCCAACATCAATTAGTGGTAGAAGGCTTTAGAGACTTCTTTAAGAGAAAGAAGAAATCTTCTGCGACTTATCCGGCATCTGAATTGACAACAATTGTTAATTTGATTTCTAATCTTGCTAAGAAGTTTAAAATAAACATAGACACAGGTGCTATCGTAGACGAGTTTGAGGCAATGCTCAAATCTCAAAACATTGATCTGCAAGAGCAAGATGATAGATTAATGATAGGAGCAGACCTAAACCTTACTTTAGACAATGCTCCAAAGTTAGAAAAATTTATGACTGCTTTGAAAGAAAGGAACCCACAAGCCTTACAACTACTCGTCAAGGCTTTGAAGAAAGGTGCCTTTAAAGTTCCCGACGACCGGCGAGCTACACCAGCAACACCAGAAGTGGAGCCAGAGCCATCCCAACCATCAGCCGCGCCAGTAGCTCCAAAAGAAGAACCAAAAGAAGAACCAGAAGAAGAGCCAAGACAAGATGGACTAAAGAGCTTATCCAAAGCAGAAATAAATCAAGCTTTAGGTCCAATTAGAAACTTTGGTAAACTTGATATGAAAAAAGTTAGACAGGAAATAGAAAGCAATATTTCTAAACAATTGAGTGGCAACCCATTTGCTAAGAAAATCAAAAGCGAACAAATGCCTAATGTTATGAAAATATTAGATCAGGTAGAGAAAATCCTAGCAGGTGATTTTGATAACCTTGTTAGCGAATCAGATTCTAAAAAACTTATAAACCTCATCAGCGAAGAGATAATTAAAGTGATAAATGAATAAAGCGCAACTAAAAAAACTAATCAAGCCAGTCGTAAAAGAGTGCATCCAAGAAGTCCTTATAGAAGAGGGGCTTCTTGCAGAGGTTGTATCTCAAGTCAGCGCCGGCTTAACAAAACGGCCAATAGTCGAGGCAAGAGAACCAAACACCCATATGGGTTTAGGAAAAAGAACTAACATTCCCAACGACAAGCTATTTAATGAAGACTTACAAATGAAGCGTAAGTCCCAAGAGGCGAACAAGAAACTACAAGAACATCGTAGAAAACTCTTAGATTCCATTGGCACCGATGCCTATAATGGTGTAGATCTTTTTGAGGGCACCGAGCCCATGAAACAATCAGGCACCCCGGGTGTGGCACACAAGCCAAGTGTTTTGGGAGATGACCCTAACGATGCGGGCGTAGATATTAGTTCTCTGATGGGCAACTCAAGTAAAGTCTGGCAAGCACTCAAATAGGATTTAAAATGAGCAAACGCAAGGGCGCAAATGTTGTCGTAAAGGCAAGAGAATGTCGCGGCAACCACGATAAGATGATTCGCAAGTTTATTAAAAAATGTAAAAAAGCTAGAATCATTGACGAGGTTAGAGACAGAAAGTATTTCAAGAAGCCTTCTGATGTGAAGCGCCACGCCAAACAGGCTGCTATCCGTAGGCAGCGGCGGGACATTATCAAACAAAAGGCCAAAGAAGCAACCCGCGAAAGAAATAGATAAGACTATTTATTAAAAAGAAGACAAAAATGGAGGTTTCTTATGGCTGAATTCAGAAAATCATATCGAGCAGATGTTGGATTAAACCACGTCCCAGCATATCAAGTAAGCGGAAGGCCGTTTGCGACTGGCTCTGTAGATGTCACTACCGCAACCAAAGTTGATTTTCCTTACTTAACCAGATGGTTTCAGGTTGTTAACAAAGCCGCCACTCCAGTTAATGTCGGATTTTCTAAAATTGGCGTGACTAATGATCCTGCTGGCGGCACAAACTTTATTGCAGTTGATGCTAGCGGCTCTCTTGGCTATGGCAAAAGTGAAGTTTATGATATAAAAATAGCAGAACTTTGGCTTTCGGGCTCAGATTCGGTTGACGTTTTAGCTGGATTGACCACAGTCCCCATAGAGAGAGCAACTACTGCAACCGGTGTAAGCTTCTCAGGCTCTGTTGGGGTGGGCTAACAAATGGCTCAGTTTGGTTGGGCATACGTTGACTGCAATAATGCAAATCTTGGTGACAATAAAGGCGTCAGATATGTTTCCGGCTCTGTTGTAACCGCCTCTTCTACTTTTATTTATGATGTGGAGGTCGCCAAAGTTACTCTAGACGGAGATCTTGAAGTCAATGGTGCAATCACCGCCAGTTTCTTCGTAGTAGATCAGACAGAAGTTCTCTCTGGTTCTACAATTTTCGGCAACACCACAGATGACACTCATCAAATAACTGGCTCTCTGTTTGTAGGAGCTTCTGGAAGCACTCCCGTCTTTACTGTGGACCCTTTCACAAGCCAGTCGTTCACCCAAGGCTTCAAAGTCAACTATTCTTCTGTAACCGCTTCTGGCTTGACTTCATCAAACAAAAGATATATTATAGGGATTGGCGGTTCATCTGCGTTGGAATTTAGAATTCATTCCGCTTCCATCGCAGGCTCAGGTGCCCTACTGCTTATCAAGGATGAAGCAACATCGCGCTCTGGTCCCATTACCATCTCAGCTTCTGGGGGCGACACCATTGATGGGGTTGGCCATTACGAAATCTCAGGCTCCAGTCCGGCAATTTCTTTGTATTCAAACGGCGCGAATTGGTTCGTATTCTAAAATAGGA